AACCGGAAACCGGACGGAGGGACCTGGCCCACCATCAGCTCGAACACCCTGATCCCATCGACAATCAGAGTAAAGCCAACTTGCTCTACGGCCTCACTCATCACCCGCGCACAGCTGAGACGCACGCCGGGGGGCAGCACAAACTCCTTGGACCGCCAGCACATTGGCAGGGCAGCAGCGCCGCCACGCCATTGATGCAGTTGGGTGCCTTTGGCGATCATCAAGGCATCGAGCTGCATGTCTGCAACCGCCGCATCCCAGCGCCCCGAGATCCAGCGCAGATCACCGGATCTGGGGTCAAACACAAAGCCATGACTATCGGTCTGGGCTACATATCGCCCCTCGCTGTACCAGGCCCGCAGCGTGTCGGGTTTGAGTGCCTGCCACTGCTCCCGGGTGATGACCCCTTCGGTCACAAGCGCGCCTCCGTCAGCACCGACACCAACCAGGCCATCCGGTGCTGCATACAAGACCATGCCATCCAGTGCCACCATTGAACGGGAGCTGATACAGGCTTGCTGGACGGAAGAAAGCTTCTGGCCTGTGATAGAGGATGGTGATGCGCCTTGGAAGAGATAAGGATAACCCTTGGTACCCACGACCAGAGCGGTATCGATAGCCGCGATCGCCACGATGTCATGCTCAGTGGTCAGCTTGTACTTCTCCGGCCAGGCGTATGGCAGGAAGGGCTCAGAGAACAAAACGGCATTGCCGACATACCCGGCACAGATGCCATTTGCCATCTGGCAGATCCCGCGCATCTTGTCTGGAGGCATGCTATAGCCGTAGGTCTCAAGCACCGGCCCCAGCTCCCCATCTTTCTTGGCATCGCTGTAGCTGGCCGTCGCAATGGGCAGATCGGCAACCAGCAGATAGTCAGCAAGACCACCACCCGACACCGATCGGTAGAGCCGCCGCCGGGTGATGTTGCTGTTGTTGGTCGGGACGGCAGACAGGCCCACAACCACCGTCGAGCCCGGGATCGTGATAGTCGTCTTGCCGCTGGCCGGTCCCGGTGCGCCCTCCTCTCCCAGGCCGGTCACGTAGGTCTCCACGTAGAAACGAGTCTCGTCATCAGTCGGATCATCGTCTTTGCTGCCAGAGGGGGGGGTGACTGACTGAACGTTAGGTGGCGTGGCCGGTACCGGCACCCCCAGCCGATACCAGGCTGTGGGCTTATTGTTGCCCCCCGTGGCAATCGCGTCGTAGGTCAGCTTGGGGAACTCCCCATCAGTGAAATAGACGCGGTTGTACTGATCCTGTGCAATGGGCGATCGCATGACCTCCACCAGCTTGTTCCAGGCAAACCAGTGCGCTCCGTAGTAGTGGAACAGCGTCTTAGGGGTGATCGGCAAGGAAACTCCCGCCGCCTTGTCTGTCATCAGTGGTGCCGCCACCCCACGGTCAAAATGACAATCTTGGGCCAAGGTGGCCGCCTCATCCGGTAATAGGTGGTCTGCCACGCGCGGCACCATGCCTCGCATAGTCACGATGTCGATCAATGGCATGGGGTTTCTCGATGGTCAGAAATGCAAAAGCCCCACTCGTTAGAGCAGGGCCATGATGGGGTCATGCTAACGCTGCAACGTGCGATGAGCAAGCTCACCAAGCACTTACCTTTTGGGGCCATAGGCGCCCCTTAGGCAGCAGTGAATACCAGCTGAATAGTCTGCCCGTTGCGTGCAGCCAGCCAAGCCCTCATATCCAGTGCCATCCACACGTTGCCGGGAATTGAGGCAGAGTCGGGGTCATAGCTCCGAGTAGTAAGTCCTGGAATTGTCAGGGTAAACGCCTTCAAAACAACTCCCCCAGCTAGTTGGATTGTCAAATCCTGATACATGTATGGGCTTGACATACAGCTTATGACCTCCCCGCCTAAGATGGGATTGGTACGTGGACTTAGGTCCCCATACGGATGAAGTACCGTGGCAAACCCGGCATTCTGGCCGTACATGCCAATAGTAAGGTTCATTGTGATCGACGAGCTCTTACCTGCTAAATCTCCCGCCCAACGAGGTACCGACAAACCAGCCTTGCTCAGGATGCTGGAAGCCCACCCATTGCCCCCAAACTCACTGTTGGCTTGGGATAACCAGAAGGGTTTATTGGGGACTGTCATTAAGTGCCTCTACCTTCCTGTCCAACTCCTTGATAGCCTCGACTACCAAGGCAAGGATGCCGGCCTGGGCCAGAGACAAGTAACCATCATGGTTTAGAAATACTGATTCTGGTTGAACATTGGCCACGTCCTGTGCGATCAGGCCGGCCTCACGCCGCCCCTGTTTGTCATACAGTTTCCCGTGCAGTTTTTTGACCTTATCCAACGCATTTGCAATTGGCTTAACATTACTCTTGAGTCGTGAATCTGAACGGATGTAGACATCATTGAAGTTACCGTTCTGAGCAACGATGTCTGCATATGCAGCGGCACCTTGCCTGTAGAAGTAGAAGGTCGCTCCATCTCTCATTTGAATGCTGCCAGCAAACAACCCTGGTTGGTGAAACCCATAGGTTGGGAATACTGTGTTGGCGGCCCCATTCCCAGTCGACTCAAAACCACCTGAGTTGAAATCATTGCCTGCGCCGTAACCAACCCAACGAGTAGGTTGACCTGTTACTTCGCCCCAGGAAGGCCAACGGGTCGCTTGCGTTGGCACACCAGTCAGATCTGACCATGAGTGGTTATGCGCCGATGGCGGCATCGTGCCCGGCTTCCCTGTCACCTCCCCCCAAGCTGGCCAGCGGGTCGCCTGAACAGGAACCTGATCGAGTTGGCTCCACGGATGCCGATGGGCAACCGGGGCAAAGTCGGGTTTGTCAGTTACCTCGTCATAGCTCGGCCAGCGGCTAGCGGTTGCTGGCACCCCATCCAGCTCACTCCAGGGATGGCGGTGTGCCGCAGCAGCGACACTGGGCTTGCCGGTGATCTCGTCCCAAGCTGGCCAACGAGACGCGGTGACCGGGATCTGATCGAGCTGGCTCCAGGGATGTCGGTGCGTTGCGGGGGCCAAATCAGGTTTATCTGCCACCTCCCCCCAGGCTGGCCAGCGGGTCGCATATGCAGGGATCCCCGTCAACTGCGACCAGGGATGGGTGTGGCTCGCGGCAGCAGCCCCCACCTCCGTAAGGGTGGGCCAGCGCGAAGCATAAACGGGGACGCTGGAGAGCTGCGACCAAGGATGAGTGTGCTCAGAGGGAGGCATGGTCACCGGTTTGTTGGTGATGTCGGCCCACCCAGGTACCCAGCTGGCCGGCCTGGCCCCCACATCGGCCGCACTCAGCACCACGGCCCCAGTCATGCCATTGACCGAGATCACCGCATCCGAGCCATCAATCTTGAACCAGGTACGAGTGGTCGGATCCCAGTGCAGGTAATCACCCGCCACATAGGAAACGCTGGCGATCACCCCTGGGTGAGAGATCCGATAAAACGGCACGCCTTGATTTGCCGCCGGTACAGCTGGCGCCCCCGCGGCGGCATTCCAAGGTCCAGCCCAGACCAACTGCGAGGTGATGGCCTGCGCCCACTTCTGAGCCTGCAGCGCCCAATGCAAAGCCGAAAACTCCCCGGGGCGCCCGTTGATGTCGCTCCCTTCCGGATTCTGCGCCCAGGCCTCCGCCATGCCCTCTGACACACTGGCGCGCTGGGAGCTGGCATTGGCCGAGGCCTGATCTTGCGCCGCCTGGCTCGCCTTGGTGCTCGCCGTGTCTGCTGCAGCCTGTGCCTGGGTCGTCTTCGCCACCACCACATCCCGCATGCCCTGAATGGCGGTTTTGGCCTGTGAGACGGTGTCGGTGTTGGTGCTGACTTCCTTGGTCTGCCCGGCGACTGTCGCCGCATTTGCCGCAACCTGGGTGGCTTTCTCCTGTACTTGGGCTCGATCAGCCGTGACTTGCTCCGCCAGCGTGCCGACTTTGGCCGCGTTATCCAGCGTCACCACCTTCGCCCCCTCTGCCGCCTGGGCCGCCTTCTCGGCATTAGTGGCGTGGGTACCGGCATTGGTGGCGGAGGTAGCCGCCGCGACTTTGGAACTGTTAGCAGCGCTCGCATGGGTGGCAGCCGTGCTCGCACTGGTGGCAGCCTCACCGGCCTTGGTCGTCGCCGTGGTGGCGCTGGTATTGGCGTTGATCGCCTTGGTCGATGCGGTACTGGCACTGGCCGCGGCCGCCGTTGCGCTTGTCGCAGATTCCGATGCGGAGGCATTCGCCTTGGTCGCGTGATGCAAAGCGGAATGCTTGCCAGGGACCACCGCCACATCCACTGGGTTCTCCGCCCACTTCTGGGCATTGCTCGCAGACCCTGCTGCCGCACCCGCGCTGGTTGCCGCGTCACCCGCTTTGATGCCCGCCGTCGTGGCCGATGAGGATGCCGCCGCAGCCTGTTCAGTCGCGACCTGTTTTGCCTGCTCCGCAGTCACCACATCTTTGGCGGTCTGCAGCCGATCTTCGGCAGTGGCTTCTGCCGCAGCTTCTGACCGCTGCATGGCCTCCACTGCCCGATCGAGCAGAGGGGGCGTCAGGTTGATACCGCTATCGACCAGGATGCTGTTCAGGGGGCCATCGGTGCTTTGAGCCGTCACCACCCCAGACCCCATGTAATCCATGTCCCCACACTGGTCGTTCTGGGCATAGATATCGTAGGTGCCGACCGCCAGCTGGAATCGGTACCCTCCAGCCTGGTCACATTTGAAGGTCATTGCCGACCCCATCAGCACCTCACCAGTGGTACTGAGAGCTCGCAGCTCAATAAGAGCCCTTGGGACTGGCTTGCCAGCAGGGTCAATGATCACACCGTGGATCTGGATCATGGATTACCCCTGGTTGGTCTGAAACTTCTTGTCGCGAATGGATACCAGAGTGCTGTCAGTCTCGATCTTGATGCCGAGATATTGTGCAAACGCCTGGAGGTGAAGCTGGCCGCGGGCGGAGTTGGCCGTCTCATCGGAGTCACGCAGATAGGCGCGATAGATGATCCAGTCCATGCAAGGGGTGAAATAGGTGTCATCCACCTGCAAGGGGGTTCCAGTCTCAACCTGGGCAACCTTCACCGGCGTTGGCAGCACGCTCAATACCAGATCGACCTTCACATCTGCGGCCACCCCCGGGTAAAGCCAGAAGGTACGCGGGTTGGTGGGCTCGAAGAGGTAGGCCTCAACTTCGCTGGCATCGGTGCCGGTCATCCACTCTGGATCCAGATCATCGAGCTGGCCTCGCTCGAAATAGCGGATCTTGCGCCCGCCGGTATTGCGCTCCACCTCAATGAGCTTGGTGGCGCCCGCCGGTAAGGCCTGGCGGGTGCCGGCTACACAGCTGATGGTCTGGGTCGTTGCGAATATGTCAGGTCGGTAGTTGGCAATGGAGGCTATGGCGCTGTTGTAGTAATGAACCAGGTCCTCCAGCGACCAATGGGTACGCGATTTGTCGGTCAGCTCGAGGGAGACCCGATCAAGTAGGTCTTTGATGGGGGTCATGGGGACCTCTTAGTAGAAGGTGTGACGCCGCACCGGGTTCACCGTCCGGGCATTTGCCGTTTGTTCGATGCGAAACCGGTAGGCCTCCCGCGCGGCTTCATTGAAGCGAGTACGGTTGATCTGAGCCAGTTCAGGGTTGGCCCACGGCTTGCCGGGTTGGAGCTGCAGGATGGCTGCTGTGCCATCGGCCATGGCCTCGGCGTAGTCCTCAACCAATGCAGCCGGGATCAGCTTGGCGGTAGGCAGTGGCTCAATCGCTCCGATGATGCAGACATCCTGCAGCGCGACCAGAAAGCGGATCGATTCTGCGGACTGGACGTGATACTGCTCCCCAGCCGTCAGCAGTTGGCCCCCAGCGGTGATCCGGTGGATCACGGATCCCGTCACCTGGGGGTCCCGAGTATCCTGGCGTGCCTGCCGGTTGATGCTGCTGGCCTTGGCAAAGCTCACCGTCTGTCCTTCCAGCACCTCCTCAAACTGCCGCTCAAGGTGAACGAGGGCACTCTGCTTACAGAAGTCGATCGCCGCCCGGATGAGTGCTTGGCGGATGATGCTGTCGAGGGGGCCCGATACCCGCTGGCGAACCAGCGGGATCAGGGCATCAGGACTGACCAAGCGGCTGTCCAGCACCGGCACCATTACTCGGGCTCCTTCTGGGCACGAAGGGCATCACGAACACGGAGGCGGAACTCGTCCACGCGCTCACCTGCGTCCTGCTTGATGTGAAGCTCGTACTTCTCGGCCACGGTAGCGAGTTGCGCGGAGGTCATCTTTGCCAGATCCAGGCCGAGGTGCTCGACCACCATGCTCTGCTCAGCAGCAAGGCGGGCGGCTTCGTCTTCTGCCCGGCGGGCAGCTTCGGCTGCTGCGGCCTCGAGCTCAGATTGATGGGCCAGCACATCTTCCAGCTCGTCAGCCTTTCGCCAGACGGTCGGGAACTCCAGCAGTTGCATGGCGATGTGGCTCTCCACATCCACCGGGGTGTGGCGCGGGAACACCATACGGGAACCGGTCACTGTGTCCTTCTTCATAGGTTTGTCGCCGATATAGGCGATTGCGATCTTGTCGCTCACGGTCAATTCTCCAGTCAGGGAAAAGAAAAGCCCGCCACAGGGCCGGGCTCACAGGGGGTGGAAACCTTAGAGGTTGCCGACCATCTCGTAGTGCAGTTTGACCTTGACGGTACCAGTGGCAACGCCGCCGCCCACCGTCAGGCTGATCTCCTGCCCCTCCTGGGTCATCAGGTCATCCACCGGGATGTAGCTGTTCACTGCCGATGCGGTGTTCTGGGCATTGATGATGGTGGTCTCCCCCACCTTCACAGTGAGGGTGGTACTGGCGCCGAGCGCCGCGGAGGTGAGCGAAACCCCCACCACCTTGATGTTCGGCTCCACCGGATCACCGAACACAACCACATCGCCGACCGGCACTTCGGCCAGTTTTGCCACCAGGGTCGGAGAGATGGAGAGATTGCCGAAAGCGCCGTTGAACCAACGGCGCAGGGTCTTAACCAGGGTCAGTTTGGCCATGGAATGGTCCTCTTGTCAGTCTGAGTAAAGGCGCCCCAGTGAGGGGCGGCCCAGAATTAGCGAGCGATCGGGCTCACGGCGGTGTCCAGCACCATGCAACCGTGGTCCTGCACGTTGCCGTTCTTCTGCTTAAAGCGGATCTTCTGCAAACCGGAGATCCAGCTGATGGAGAGCTCGGTACCGTTGCCGTGATCCGCCTTCTCCTCGTGCATGTTGAAGGAGCCGCCTTCCACACCAGAGCCAAAGGCATTGGCCAGCGCCTGGCCGCCCAGCAGGATGGCGCGGTCGATGGTGGTGCCTGCGGTCTTCTCCGCCTCCACACCGGTTGCGGAGTTGGCTGCACACACATTGACGGTGCTGCCTTGGTTGAAGCGGATCGGCATCCCGGGGTACTGCTTGACCAGAATGTTGCGCCACATGGCGCTGTCGCCCTGGAACAGCGGGTGACTCCACCCCTTGCTGCGAGTCATCGCCCCTTGCAGCATGGCCTGCCAGTCCTTGCCCGAGCTCGAGGTGTAGAAGTCATGCCACTGGCGTGGGGTGACGTAGAGCAGGTACAGGGGGTCACCGGTGTTCGGGTCGGAGCCGAAGCGGATGGGCTGGATCGGGTTGGCCATTTCGGCCAGGAACAGCGCCATGTTGTCCACACAGCCCAGGTTGAAGCGGTCAGCCGCGTCGATCGCCTCGAAGGAAGTTGCATCCCCGCCGAAGAAGTGGCGCTCGTAGGTCGGTGCCGTCACCTTGTTGACCATGATTTCGCCGAACTCGGGATCTTCCCCCAGCGGCACGATGATGTCGGTGGCCATGTAGTCGCCACGAGCGCCGGCCAACTGGACCATGCCGCGCTGGTCAGTCAGGCGACCGTAGTAGCCATCAGCCAGCATGGTGCGGGCGATCTGGCGCAGGTCGTGCTTGGTGCGCTTCTGACTCATCTTGCCGCCAGCATCCACACCATGACGGGTCTGGTTGATGGTCAGACCGAAGTCCGCCTGAGAGAGGTTCTCCAGGCGACCGGCAATCTTCTTATCGCCCATGGTCGGGCGGCCAGACAGCTGATGGAAGATCTGCATGTCCACTTCGGTACCGGCCTGCTTGCTCAGATCGGTGATGCGGACAACGGGGGCACCATGGCTGGTCTGTTTGCCGCCGTTGATTTTGACGCCCTTGGGCGCTTCTTCGGTCAGCATATTGACCAAAGAGTGGGTGCGGTTGGCCTCGGTAAAGAGGGCCACCTGCAGGATTTTGTTGGCTTGCGCCTGGGTGACTTGGGTCATGATCCTCTCCTACAAAACAAAAACCCCGGCACTGGGCCGGGGTCGGTATAGGTTTGGCTGGGTTACAGGTCGTGCTCTGCAAGCAGGGCTTCGATCTGGGCAGCGGACATGTTGGACATCTCAGCCATCAGCTGCTCCTGGCTCATGCCGCCGTACTTCTCGAGTTTGCTCTCGTGCTGTACGGACTGGCCGAGGTCTGACGGGCTTTGCGGAATATGGTCGCGCTCCTCGACCTTCTTCTGGGAGGCCGGCTTTTCGGCGGGCGGAGCCTGCTGTTCTACCGTGTCACCAAAAGCGGCCTTGGTGCGCTTGGCCACTTCCGCAAAGCGCTCCGTCAGGGGTTTATCCTTCCACGCGGGATCAGCCTTGAGCCGCTCATCGACACTGACGGCAAAGGTGGCGCGGTCCTGGTCCTTCTCCATCCAGGTTGCGAGTTCAGGTACCGCCTGCAGCGCAGTCTGAACATCACTCGGGACAGTGGGGGCCTGCGACTGGGCGGGTTGCTGGGGTACCGGCTGCGCGAGCTTGTTAAGTCGGCTGGCAATACCGGTCAGCACCTTCCCGATCTCGGGATAGTCCTGGGCCAGTTGCTCAATCTCCTCAACGTCGAGCGCATCCGGATCGGCATCGGGCTTGATCCCGTGCTTATCCAGCAAAGCCTGCAGTCGCTCCCGTTCGCCGGCTTCGGCCTTGAGCTGCGCATTCTCGGCGGCGAGAGCCTGCCGCTGCGCCCGTTCAGACTCCAGCACGTCGTAGGGGATCTGGTGCTTGCCATCTTTGGACAAGATGACTTTGGTGCCCTCCTGCCCTTCTTCCTGGTTGCTATCCTGGATAGCCTGGCCCTGCACCTCGGCCGCCGGCGGCGCGGTCTGTTCGCCCTTTCCGTCGGTGTGGGTGGCCTGTTCGTCCTGCTTCGGCTTCTCGGTGTCACCACCGTCCTCCAAGGCATTCAGAGCAGCCTCAAGCTCCTCCAGTGATTCGGTACCAGTCAGGTTGTCAAAGTCGATGGGGTCCATAGTTGTCCTCGTGGTGTTTGTGGGTGGTATCGCTGCCCAAGCGGGGCAAGGCTCTAGGGGAAAGCCCTCTCCGGCTGAGGCAGAAATGACAAAGCCCGCACAAGGCGGGCTCAGTCATCATGAGTAGTTAAGACAAAACCCGGCACGGTGGCCGGGTTCGGAAACGAAAAAGCCCAATCTCGAGAGACTGGGCCATGCTGGGGAAATCCTAACGCTGGCCGGTGGCGAATGCAACAGCCTTACAGCGCGATCGCGTCGATCTGTGCTTGGATCGTCTCGGCAAGCTGGGCCTGCAGCGCAGCACGTTCGGCAGAGATCTGCTCCCCTTCTTGCTGCATAAGCTCCATCTCCTGCAGCACCTTGCCGGTATTTGCCTGCTTGAGAGCGTCATCGAAGCGCATGGAGTCGATTTGCTTCTGCAGGCGCTGGGCCTCGGTCTGCCACTTGGTGGCCCTCGCCTCAATCTCTGCCACCTTGGCCTCTGCCTCTCGCATCGCCAGCTCCTGCTGAGCCTGTTGCATCTGCGCCTGCTGCTGGGCCGCCTCCTGCTCCTCCGGCGTCATCTGGTCGGCTGGCTTGGCGATCCCCAGGGCATTGCGCACCCGCTCGGCAAACTCGTGCTTATTGGGCACATCCATGAGCTCGACCAGCATATCGAAGCAGGCTGCTTGAGCCTGGGGCGGCAACCGCGTCATGGCCTCCATCATCCGCTCGGCCAGCTGTTGTTTGTAGGCCGGGGTCTGCTGAATGGGTGCCAAGGCGATATGGGCGCGCAGCCGGGTCACATCGTTGGTCAGCATCTCCCCTTCCGGCACGTTGAGCATGATGGCCTTGCGGCGCCCCTTGTCCTCCCGGTTGATGGTCACCTTCACATTGCGGCGCTGTGAGAGCTCCTCAAGGAGGTACCCCAGGGCAAGCTGCCCGACCAGCTGCCGGCCAAACCGGTAGTTATCGTTGATCTCGGAGAGCGTAGTTGCCCCCTGCTCCACCAGGTTGGCAATGGCCACGCCAGACTGCCCATTGGTGCCCTGCCCCAGGTAAGCCGCATAGACCCCCATGGTGTCCTGGATCAGCTTCACGCTGTCTTGCATCACCTGGAACTGCTGCGCCGCCACCTGGAAGTCCTGCTCCACCTTGAACACATCCGCAATGGTCTGCTTGTTCTTGCGGTCAGGGTTCAGTTCGATGAGCCCATCGGCGCGCTCCACCTCCTCCATCACCTGCTCGCGGCTCATGTTGGTGGCGTCCTTGTCCATGATCACTCGCTTGGCCTGCAGCAGCCAGGTGAGCTTGATGCGGCGCAAGTTCACCTCATCCTGGGCCGGGATCGCTCGGGCAATTAAGCCATAGGGCTCGCGGCTGCGGTCTTTGCGGTACCCCCAGAAGGGCACCAAGGGATACATGTTGTGCGGGGAGCTGCAGGGGCGATCGACCAGGGCATGGGGGCCGGCGAACCAGGCTTCACGGATGGTTGCCACCGGCCGGCGCTCCACAACCCCGCGGCCCAGCGACACGGCGGCGAGATGGAGCTCGTTGCGCTCATCGAACTCGATGGCCCGGCCAGACTCGAGCAGCAGAACACGGCGCATGGTGTAGGTGCGGTAGTAGACAACCTGCAGCAGCAGACGCTTACGGTCGGTACTGCACCACTCAACCTGACGGGCATCGAACTGCTGCCACTCGTCGAAAGCGTTCTGGGTGCTGGCGTCCATCCCCTCAATGGCGGCGACACTCACCACCCCATTCCAAGTTTCGCCGACACTGCAGCGCAGCACCTCGGCCTTGCTGGGGAACATGGTGCAAGCCTCATCGAGATCAAGCCAACGACGACGCATCAGCCAACGACTGTCAGAGAGATCCAACTCCCGATGGTGCCAATCCCAAAACACCTCATCCCGGTGGACGAAGCTAAACCTAAAGCGTGGGCCGAACGGGTCAGGGTTGCGGCGGACCTCCACCCAGCCGATGCCCGTCTTGATCTGGCTGGCATAGGCCTCACCACAGGCTCGGTCACAACCGCCGAGCCGGGCCATGTCGGCAAACTCCGAGTTCACAGCCTCGGCCAGGAGTTCGTACTCCTCCTCAATGTCATCGGCAACGACCATCAAGTCGGTGCGAGTCTTGGCCTCCATCCCCAACACGCCGTCTATGGTCGGGGCGATCAGGTTATGGATCGTGGTTGGCTGGCCGCGGTCCTTGAGCACCTTGACCACGTTTGCCGGTAGTTGATCACCGTCGTAATAGGCACAGCACAGGTTCGCGAAAGTGCGCCAGTCTGGCTGACCCTGAATGTCGCTCATCAGCTCAAGCAGGCGTGCGGTATCGAGACGCCCCTTTGCGGGCGCCTTGGTCGGGGTGTCGTTCATCAGTGGGCCATCCAGTGCTTTTGTTTGCGGGGTGTGTTGTCTCGGACGATGCGCGCCGGCATGCGAGCCCGCATCTCTTGGGAAATCATGTAGCTCATCAGCTGGTCATCGAAGCAGCCATCCTGGGCGTTCATCCGGCCTTTCTTGTCATAGACATAACTGGATGCCTCGTGGACGGTACCAATCCAGCGGATCCCCGACTGGCCGGCCCGCAACAGGGTCTTGAGTCCATCCACGACAATGGGCTTACTCTGGGCCGTGGTCAGCCAGCCCAAGCGGTCTGTCTCGTCGTCGCTCTCTCGGTCGATGTACTCTTGGGAGTAGATGCGTCGGGTGGGATAGATGTCGCGCAGGCGCAGCAAGAAGGCGTGGCCGTGGTTGTTGCGCTCAGGGCCGACGAAGGCAGGACCATATTCCTCGGAGCCATACCAGTGCCCCACACGGGCGACCAGCTGAGCCAGCAGGCCCGGGTCCAGGTGCCCGAACCAGTGCGCCACCTGCTCGCCGTTGCTGCGCTTCACCACGTCCACGCTGGAGCGGTCGCCATGCTCCAGCCCCTCGGAGATATCCACGCCGATCGCATAGTCCTCCTCTGGGTCGGGGAGCTCCCACACCAGCAGCAAGTTGGCCAAGCTGCGCTG